ACGACGTCGATGTCGAAACACTACTACTCGTTGCAGCTCATGGTTGAAGGTGTGTTGAACGCCCACCCAGAGCTCGAGCAGAAGGGCGTGCACCTGAGGGGTATCAAGATCGCACTCAAGGTGCGGGAGTTTACCGCGAAGCTCATGCGGGATATCCTGGAGGCGCTGTACGGTCGCAGGCAGCTCTGTGCGCCAACGCTGCTCAAGCAGATCGGCGATATCGAGCGTGCGCTCATCGAAGAGATCGAAGGCGGCGGTTACAGCTGGTTGACCAAGAACACCATCAAGGAAGAGTCGGCGTATTCGAATCCTGATTCGTCGATCTACTATTACCACGAGATGTGGCAAGATGTGTTTGCGAAGACTTACGGGGATGCACCTACGTTGCCGTACAAAGCGTACAAGGTTAACTTGTCGCTGAGTAACAAGACGAAGATGAAGAACTACTTCGCCACGATTGGCCATACCGTGTTTGGTGCTCGTTTCGAACAGTACATATCCACCCGCAGTAACCTGACATCGGTGTACATCCCTACCGACATGATTGCCAGTATGGGCGGCATCCCGAAAGAGATCCTGCCGATTGTAGACACGCGGTTGATCATCAGTCAGAACTTGAAGTCGATCTATGCGATCCTGGAATCGCTGGGACTGTACATCATGAACAGCAAGGTAACTCGTCTGGTATCGGACGAACACTGAGGAGAAACACATGAACCTGAAAGTCACCCGGCGGGGCGAAGTAGTTTCCCCGTCGATGGATGAGATGGAGCCGGTGATCTATCGACTCGTAAGAGCGCCGCGCCCGATGCCGTCGTCTGGGTTTCCACGTGGTGTCAAGCTTCCTGACATCCCGATCGTCGCCACTGGCGCGCTCCTCTTCGAAGACAAAGACACCATCAAGTCGATCTTCAAAGCAGAAGCAGAGGCAGTCCATGAAGATATCGACGTCATGGTCAACCTGAGTTCCTGGGTTCAGTACGAGTGCATGAGCCAGATCCACAAGCTCTACACCTGCTTTGAACAGGATCTTCCGTTGGTCCAGGAAGCGCTGCACGAAAGCTGGGAACCTGTTATCTGCATGACCCCAGACCGTTTCAAAGAGGCAGTTAGCGACGCTAACCGCTCGTCTCGACTCGGGTGGATCGAATCACCTGACCGCATGGGAAGTTAATCATGACTATCAAAATTGTAAGCGATGACTACGGCTATCACTTCGACCAGTCGCGGCCGTTCTCTCAACAACACCACGCCATCAAGATGGGTTTCAACCAGGCCGGGATGGAAGACCCACTCGGCCCCTATCCATACCTCTACGTGACCGATGCAACCGGTAACCGACTGAAGCTTATCGGTAACAAAGAGATGCTCCTGGAGCGTGTGGAAGACGAGGCGCGTCAATACGTCAACGAGTTCGAGCTCATCGAAACCAACGGCGTGTTCTTCTTCCTCGCCGAAGTCGACGTTACCGAGCCGATCAAGCGTAAGGCGTAAAAGGCCATACTACTCCTACCGGGCGGCCGCCCGGTAGGAGTAGTAGGTTTGTTTCAGTTTTTCATATTTTGAAGATTCAGCAGGGACACCTCGTTGGCAAGAGCAACGACCAGTTCCCTACAAAATTGTTCTGGAATGCGACTGTAGTTGCTAATCATGGGTTTAATCGCACGGTTGATCATCGTATTCAGGTCAGTTGCGCGGTATTTCATCCGGTTTGCAACCGACAAATAAATAGCGATCATCTTCAGTGGACCGATCTCCCACGACCAACGAGCCTGTGTAAACAATCGCTGTCTACCACCCCGTAGGTAGTTGAAATGGGGCTTCTGGTAAATGCTCCCGATCTTGGCCATGGCCGCTTCCATCTTGGCGAGCCGTCTGTCAGTCAGGTCATTCACAATGTGCCCCAGGTATTCCACGATCAGCTTGTCTTCGCTCATGGTGGTGAAACTCACCGTATCGTGAGTGACCATGGACTTGAGGTCGGCATCCTCCGAGAAGAACTCGTAGAGGATATTGACCAGACTCAACTGGTTATGGTAGAACTGCGCCTGCACCAGCGGATACTGACAGCAGTACTGCGCCTTGGAACCGTACTGAAGGTTGTCAGGTACCTGCATCCATTTCCAGTAACCTACCCCCAACGCCACGATGTCGATACCCATGATGGCAAAGTTGGCAGGACGGCTGGTATTGGTTCTGTCCCGCAGCGCATTATGTTTATAGCCACGATTGGTTACGGTGCTGTATAAAGGAACTAGCGGGTGGATATTATCCACGAGCGTGCTGGAGGTGTATTGCTGCACGTTGTCTATGAGTGTCCAATGCTCGAGCGTGCCTTCGCAGTAGAAACCATTGTACAACGCAGTCCCTAATTTGTTAGCACAAGTAATCTTGAACAGAGAAGCCAATGCGTTAGCACGGTAACGACATTGCCCCACAACTTCTTCCAACGTCCAACCGGGATCGATGGCCAGGTGGTGGAGCAGCTGGATCAGGATGTGCTCGTCTTCCAGCACGAAGACGTTGGTGTCTGTGTTCTTTCTGAAATCAGCGTAGTTGAATTCGGTTACCCGAAGGAGGTTGCCAATACTGAGAAAGTTATTTCGTGGGTAGTTCGCATTTGTGGGCGCTGGATAAGAAAGAGTCAGCATGAAGTAATTCTCAAGTAGAGTTCTATTATATAGCACAGACAACTCGGAGACTTCTCCGGGTGGGACCCCCGTGCCATTCGAAAATTGTGATGGGTTCTAAAGCTCTTGCCTATATCATCGCTGACGCGATAAACGGGACAGGGGCAAGAAATTTACGGACCTATATCACTACCTCGAATCGTTAACCACCGATCTAACTAATTGGTGTTACACATTCCTGTTTTAGTAAACCACACCAGAAAGAAGGAAGCTCTAAATGAGTCTGAACACTGAAAACGACAGCATGAACCCGGCGTGGCAGAACGATTCCCAGAAACCTGCTAGCGGTGACAACGCCGCTCAGTCCACCCTGGCTCGCACCGCTGGTACCGTACAAGGCGGCCTGGGCGGTCTGTTCCGCCTGTCGTCCATGACCTCCGACAACCGCAACCTGCCGGAATGCGCTGCCGCTCTGAAAGAGCTGCAAGAGTACTACGACGCGCAGAAGAAGGCGTCGATCAACGACCTGCAACGCCAGATCATTCCGTCCCTGCTGGAACTGACCAGCTCGATCTCGCCAGTTCTGCCTGGCATCGGCCTGCACGTCATCGTCGGCGACACCCTGTACTGCATGGTGGCGCTGTTCTCCAACGCCACCGTGACCATCAACAGCGAGCGCATCGAGTACAACGCGCAGCCGGGCGTCTTCGGCAACTCGTCGCTGTCCATCCCACTGACCCCGGTCCAGTACGCCAACGTCGATGTATACAACCGCGTCCGCGATCACTACCAGCGTCTGGCCGAGACCAAGAACGTCAAGCACATCTCGGTCGTCAGCATGCTCCTGGTCGACCTGGAAATGCGGAAGCTCGAAGAAGCCGGCGAGCACAAGGACCAGGCGCGCAACAACGCCCTGTTCATCGCCAGCGAGTGGGAAGAAGCGCTGCTGGTCAAGTCGGTCCTGGAAAGCACCGCGCAGAACATCGAGCTGCCGAACCCGTTCCAGAACCCGGACACCCCGTACGACAAGGGCAACGCCGCCGAAGCTCGCGTGGTCGGTATCTCCGGCCGGGTGACCAAGGGTAAAACCCTGACCGCCGACAACATGGAAGTGACCGCGACCACCGTCCTCAACAACGGCCAGAACCGCGATTACAACCGTGACTACAACAGCAACTCCAAGGAAATCTGCCGCGTCCAGGCCACCGTGTCGCTGAACGCCGTTTCCTGGGACGAGTACTCCCGCTTCATCATGTCGCACCGTACCCCCGACCAGATGAACCAGCTGCAAGCCTTCATGGGCGCTGCCAGCATGGGCGGTTCGGCGTACCCGAATGGTTTCCGCCCGCTGCGGCCGGTGATCACCATGGGCGACGTGCAGGCCGGCGAGATGCTCGGCTACAACGGCGGTCTGTACCCGTACTTCTACGCGCTGTACCTGCTGATGTGCACCAACAACCACTTCGTCTGGGCGGAATCCCTGCGCAAGCAGTCCGTTGGCCAACGCGGCTCCCTGGCCGACCTGGAAGTGCGTATCAAGCAGATGCTGTCTGCCGTTCCTGGTGGCCTGGCTATCTCGCGGGAAGAACTGGACGTCAAGAAGCTGGCCGACACCGACTTCGTATCCAACTGGATCCGGATGAACGTCAGCCCGCACGCGACCTTCCAGGTCAACATCCTGCAAGCCGGCCCGCACGCCTCGATCCACAACTTCCTGTGGCGCCTGGCTGACCAGAACAAGAACAGCGACGAAGTCAAGACCGTCGTCAAGCTCATCGACGCGATGTCGAAGAAGAAGATGTCCGCGGTCATCGAACGCAACATGCGTCCGGGCGGTACCGGCTGGGTGCCTGGCAAGCCGATCCTCCTGCCTACCGGCATGATCTCGGTCAACGGCCGTGCTCGTATGGGCGACAAGACCTTCAACACCCAGGAAGCGGACGAGATGATGATCTCGCACGTCAAGGGCAAGAACAACCTGCCGGCCATCGAGCAGTTCCTGCATTCCCAGTACGGCATCGACCAGCGCGAAGGCTTCAAGCAGCGCTGCCAGAAGCTGCGTCTGGAAATGACCTCGGCTATGCAGTTCAGCGGCGATGTCCACATCAACGGCTTCGCACAACCTCACATCTGGGCGCCTGACTTCATGGCCGCCCTGGGCGAGGCGATGGACGGCATCGGTCAACTCAACGTGGCGAACAACATCGGTTCCTACCGTTCCAACCAACTGGTGTTCGCACCAGGCGTTGGTCTGGCAACCGTTGCTGCCGCCGGCTCCAGCAACCCGAACGCGCCGAGCCTGGGCACTGCCTACGGTCAAGGCGTTCCGTTCATCTAAGTCGCTCGCGGCTTGATGACATAACCGGTAATGAGCAGGGGATATCCCCTGCTCATTATTTTGTCTTTTGATTTTTCGGAGTTGGGCATGTATTTACCTGATCTCACTCCTTCAAACGAACTCGCTGTTAAAGCTCTAACCAAGTTTAGCGCAGAGAACCTTAACCCGTTGCCGTACTTCCAGGGTTATGCCAATGCGTTCGGCGGTTCGTTGGAGGACGACCCAGCTTACTCTGAACCGTTGTATCCTGATTTCGAGGATTACAACTACCTTCACGATTCCAGTCGGCACGAGCATGTCTACCTGAATGACTTCGACTTTAACTTGGAGGACCACCAAGAAGAACTCGCCCGGATTACTCGCATGGAGTTTTCGGGTAACTCGTTTGACACGGTTGCGCATTGCGGCTGTGGTAACCCAGAGATGCGCGGTAACTACCTCCTGGGTAGCCCGAAGACGTGTCCTATCTGTGGTAACAAGGCGCAGTTGTTCCTTGACCGTGGTGAAGACATTGGTTTGTGGTTGCGATGTCCTGAGGGCGTCAAGAAATTCGTCAACCTCGGTTTCCTGTCGAGCTTCTTTAACGGCATCTCGATCGGCAGTCCGAAGGTCTGTGTACCCCGGTACTTCATTGACCCGGTGTATCGCAAGACGGTTAACAAGCAAACCAACACAACGCGTGTCATTATTGGCACGATGTTGGAAGACCTCCAGATCCCCCATGTGAAC